GCTTTCGGTTTCCCACTCCAATTCATCTTCCTCCTCCTCCTCACCCGAAGAGGATTCACTGTCCGAATCCATCTTCTTTTTTCGTTGGGTTTTCTTTTTGTCTTTTTCATTTTCAGAATGACGGGTTTTCTTGTCACTCTTACTCATCTTTTTGATTTCTCTGACGGATGACATGATTGATTTGATTCTGAAAGTTATAACGGATATGTATATTGTGTTTTGTATATTTATGTTTCTAGAATCAATTTTTTTTGAAGAATAAAAATTGATTTCAAACGAAAGAAAAGGATATAATAATATCATATACCTATATACTATTGACATACCGGTTGTCGTACATATTTTATCAGATACAATAATATGTCAAAAAGTCAACGTTCAAAGATGTTGAAGGAGAAGACGCCATCACGTATCATTGGAATCCAATTTAGTATGTTGTCACCTGACGAAATACGTAAAAATTCCGTGGTTGAAATCACTTCCCGTGATACCTATATCAACAACAAACCGTGCATTGGTGGGTTGTTTGACCCTAGAATGGGAGTATTGGAGCCAGGGACCATTTGTCCTACCGATGGTATGATTTACATTGATACCCCCGGATATTTTGGTCATATTGAATTAGCGAGACCCGTATTCTTTATCCAACATTTGAAAGAAATCATGAAAATCTGCAATTGTGTTTGTTTCAAATGCAGCAAATTATTAATCAATAAAAATCAACATAATCATATACTTACTCGTGACGGAGAAACACGTTGGGATTATGTATCCGCACTGGCAAAAAAAATCAAACGATGTGGTCAAGAAACTGACGATGGTTGTGGTTACAAACAGCCTGACAAAATCAAACAAGAAGGAATGTCCAATATTATTGCTACCTGGGAAAAAATGGGAGAATTGAAATTGACACCTGAAATTATTTTGAAAATATTCAAACGCATTTCCGACGATGATATTTTCTTCATGGGATTCAGTCCACTTTGGTCACGTCCCGAATGGATGATTTGTCAAGTCTTACCGGTTCCTCCTCCCGCAGTGCGTCCATCGGTCAAACACGACGCACAACAACGTTCGGAAGATGATTTAACCCATATTTATAGCAACATTATCAAATACAACAATAATTTGAAAGAACGATTGAATTCCCAAGATACCAATTCCTATGCGATTGAAGTATTGACAACCATCTTGCAACATTCCATTGCCATGATTGTGAATAACAAAATCAAAGGGGTGGATCCAATGGCGCAACGTTCGGGTCGTCCTTATCAATGTATCATGGGTCGTATCAATAGTAAAAATGGACGTATTCGTGGTAATTTGATGGGGAAACGTGTGGATTTTAGTGCCCGTTCTGTCATTACCGGTGATCCCAATTTGTCCATACGGCAACTGGGAGTTCCTATGAAAATCGCCAAAAATTTGACCAAACCCATGGTGGTCAATGACATGAATCGTGACTATTTGATGAAACTGGTTCAGAATGGTCCCGACGAATATCCCGGTGCGAAAATTTTGGAAAGAAAGAATGGTGAAAACATCTCCCTGCGTTATGTAGACCGTGCTTCGGTACAATTGGAAAATGGTGACATTGTTCATCGTCACATGATGGACGGAGATATCGTGTTATTTAATCGGCAACCTTCTTTACACCGAGCTTCCATGATGGCTCACATAGTGAAAATTATGAAGGTTGGTGATTCATTTCGCATGAACGTTGGGGTAACAAAACCGTACAATCAAAATTAGGTTGTCAACAGGAGGCGTTAAAAGCGTGCTACCTCCTAGTGAATAAATCATTCTATTGGTTTATTTGCAACACGACCAAATTGCGGGAACGTCCTGAGAGCCTTTACTACCACCCTATTGTTGGAAACAACGGATAGGGGATCTCGGTTAATAGCCGAACCCGATGGTAAAAATGTAAAGGATTGGGCAATCCGCAGCCAAGCTTCTAAGTCCGTTATGATAAGGATATGAAGAAGGTTCAACGACTTGATGATCGTGGTTCTCAAATGAAGGTCTAATCAACCCGATGAGGAATAAGGTAAAGTCTGGTCCTGATACGAAAGGTCAGGTGAATTCTATTTCACTGGGTGAGTGAAGTATAATTCTGTAAAACACAACGGCTGATTTTGACGGGGACGAGATAAATATTTGTCTCTAACATGTGGCTGCTTATTAAGTTGTAGACAATACTTAGTAAGGAAAACAGTGGAATGTCTGCTTGTTTAATATTTTGGACAGAATGTTAGACAAATATAACCATATAGTCAATGTATTAAATCACATAAAAATAGCTCATATAACATATTAATATATGTTAGAAATTTACAACAAAGACGAGTTTCATAAAGTTGTTGGTGAAATATACAAAATAACAAATACAGTAAACAATAAATGTTATATCGGTCAAACACGAAGTCATCGCTTAAATCATGATAAGTATAGACCATTTGGATATTTGGGAAGATTTAATCATCATATTAGTAGTGCACGTTCAAATACTACAAATCATTGCAGTTATTTGAATTCAGCCATACGCAAATATGGTCCTACTAATTTTATATGTGAACTTATTCAAACATGTAATGTGGATGAACTAGATACATATGAATGTATTAACATTATTAATCATTCTTCCAAATATCCAAATGGATATAATTTAACGAACGGAGGACAAAAAATTGGTCACATAAATGGTACAAAAATTGTATTTCATGATCCCAATACTGTCCAATACGAACGTGAAAAAGTGTCATTGAAACGAAGTGATTATACAAAACAATTGATTTCTGAGCGTATTAAATTTGCAAAAAAAGATATCACACACCGTGAAATGCAAATGAAACATACACAAAATCAACATAAAGAACAAAAGTTTGACCGATATAAACATGTTACTGTAGACGTAAATAATCTTGAACAATACATGTATGTAATTCGTAACAACAAAGAAAATTACGAATTCATACGTGTAAAAATTCAAGGAATTAAAACCAACTTCGTAGGTAAGTATGAAACAATATTTGAAACTAAAAAACGAGCTATACAATTTATAAATGATTTAATACAATGGCAACACAACCAAATTGCGGGAAACTCCTTAGAGACTTCACAGACCACCTCATTGTTGGAAACAACCGATGAGGGAACTCGGGTAATGACCGATCCCAATGGTAAAACCGGTGAAGTATTGGACAATCCGCAGCCAAGCCCCTAATCTCGTTATGATAGAGAATGGGGAAGGTTCAACGACTTGATGATTGTGGGTCTCATATGATGGTCTAATCAACCTGATGAGGCATAAGGTAAAGTCTAGTCCTGAATGAAAGTTCAGGTTGGTACCCGCATTTATTTCCACACGATAAATGCAGCCAAAATGGAATATGCATGTCCCCCAGAGTGTAATAACAGAAACAGAGCTGCGTCATTTGGCGGCAATCCCATATCAAATTATTAACCCCGGATCTAACAAACCCATTATTGGAATCTTTCAAGATTCTCTCTTAGGTTCTTTTCGTTTCACCCGAAAAGACATTACATTTACTCCCTTAGAAGCCATGGGTTTACTCATGACCTTTCCCCATGTCAATGTAGATGAATTACGTAAATTAGGAGACGAAATCACTAGTTTTGACATTATTAGTCAAATTATGCCCCCTCTAACTCTTAAATACAAAACGGCTCTGTTTGATGATGGTGAAGATGCCAAAATTTCCAACAACATGTTGGAAATTCGTGCAGGTAAGTATGTTCGTGGACAAATGGAAAAAGGCGTATTTGATTCAGCAACTAAAGGTATTTTACATCGTATTTGCAATGATTATGGTAATGTTGCGTGTGCGGATTTCAATGACAATATGCAAAACATTGTCACCGAGTATATGAAAACGAGTTCATTCAGTGTTGGTATTAGTGATTTGATTGCTGACCGCAAAACATACGAAGAAATTTCTGAATGTATCAAACAACAAAAAATGGAAGTACAAACCATCATTGACAAAGTTCATCTCGGTATTTTTGAAAACACCACTGCGAATACCAACATGGCTCAATTTGAACTGATGGTAAGTAATATTCTGAACAAGGCTACAGATAATGCCGGTAAAATTGGTAAGAAATCTCTCAGCAAAGACAACCGGTTCTTAATGATTGTCAATTCCGGATCCAAGGGCAGTCTAATCAACATTTCTCAAATGATTTCTTGTCTAGGACAACAATCGGTAGATGGTAAACGTATTGCGTATGGATTAGATGATCGTACACTGCCTCATTTCAAAAAGTACGATGATTCACCCACATCGCGTGGATTTGTAGAAAACTCCTATATCACTGGATTGAATGCCCCTGAGTTGTTCTTTCACGCCATGGCTGGAAGAACTGGCTTGATAGACACGGCAGTGAAATCCGTTACCAGTGAAACTACCATTCTTATTTTAGAAGATGGACGTCCGAAATATACCGAAATCGGTGCATGGATTGATGCACAATTGGATGCAACTGAAAACAAAAAACACGTGGAACATTCACCCAATGACCGTAATTTGGAATTATTGAATCTTCCATTAGAACAAGTGTATATTCCCACTGGAGATGAAAATGGTACAGTGACATGGGGAGAAGTCACCGCAGTCACGCGTCATGACCCAGGGGAACGTTTATACGAAGTAACTACCCAAAGTGGACGCAAGGTAACCGTGGCAGAAAGTCAAAGTTTACTTATTTGGGATAAGGAAACCTCTACATTTGTACCAAAACATTCTACGTTGGTTGAAGTAGGCGATTCAGTTCCAGTTACCATGAATTTGTGCAAATCACCGATTGTCTTGGATCATATACAACTATCGGATTATCTTCCCAAGACAGAATATGTGTACGGAACCGAATTCAACCGAGCAATTCAAATGATGGAATGTGCGATGGAACAACGAAAAGAAATACCCAATGTAGGTTCTCAAACACCAGCCTACAAACAAATTCCCCGAGGTTGGTGGAAAGAACACAACGGCACGAGTTTCGTGCTTCCTTATACCAAAAAATCATCACTACAACGTACCTCTGTCCGTTCACGTCTTGACCATATTCAAGACGGATTTGTATATCCGTATCATTCTCACCGTGAAGTGGCTCCTATCGCAGATACATTTCCTTTGACCGAAGAAAATGGTATTTTCATCGGATTATTCTTGGCGGATGGACATTCTGCAGATGGACATCACATTACGATTACCAAAAACAACGAAAACATTCGTGCATTTGTTCGTGCATGGTTTACCAAACATGGAATTGTGTACAGAGAGCATGTTCGTGTCATTGACCATGAAGATGTGGTGATAAAAGGAACCACTACCACCATTACTGGAACATGCAGTGTATTCGCTCAATTTCTGGACAAATGGGTGGGACATGGTTCTGCTAATAAATATGTGCCAACAGAAGCCTTTGTCGCCAACGATGAGTTTGTCAAAGGAATTTTGAATGGATATATTTCTGGAGACGGTTCTGTTTGTGAACGTGGAAGTATTTCAGCGACTTCAGTATCACACCGTTTGATAGAAGGTATTTCCATGTTATGTTCACGATTCGGTATGTTTGGAAAAATAACTCAAAGACAACACAAACCAACCAACACTACCCAAACACCATTACCATCAACATCTTTATTTATTCGTGCACAATGGGGTAAACTCTTTACTGAAAACATTACGCTATTAGAAAATGACAAAAATGATCGTTTGAAATCTGTTAATTGGACATTGTCCCATCGCAATTACAAATCACACAATGATGTAGTATTGGATCCGATAGTTTCTATTCAAATCACTGGTGTAGAAAAACATCCCAAATTATATGACTTAACCATTCCATCTACGTTAAATTTTGGCTTGACAAATGGTCTCATAATCCGTGATACCTCCCAGACCGGATATATCCAACGCAGGTTGGTAAAAGGATTGGAAGATTTGTATATTTCCTATGACATGACGGTACGAAATAACAAGGGGAAAATCATCCAATTCCAATATGGCGATGACAATTTTGACTCCACCAAAGTAGAAAATCAAATACTCCCACTGGCTGAAATGTCTCTGGAAGATATCTATATGCATTATGATTTACCTGGAACAAGTGAAGCCGAAAACAATTTACGTATGTCTATTTTCACCAAGGCGACAATTTCACGTATGAACAAACAACGGGCGCAGTGTAAAGAAATGTGTCACAAATACATTGAACGTTTTGTAGAAGCACGTGATTTGTTAATCAACAAAGTATTCAACAATCAAAATGAAAAATCAGTACGTATTCCGGTCGCATTCCAATACATTATCGCGAACATTCATGGACAGTTGCATCTGGATGAAAATTCGGCGGTGGATATCACTCCTCTAGAAACGTTTCAGATGATTGAAGAATATTATCAACGTATGAATTCCATTCCCTGTGTCAAAACCAATCAATTGTTTGAGATGATTTATTATTATTATTTGAATCCCCGTGATTTGTTGGTGAAACGGCGATTCCATCAAAAAGGACTGGAATTGTTGTTGGAAACCATTCTTCTCAAATTCAAAGAGGCTTTGGTACATCCTGGTGAAATGGTGGGGGTAGTTGCAGCTCAGTCAATTGGTGAGCCCTCTACGCAACTTACACTTAATACATTTCATCATACTGGTATTTCTAGTAAAACCAATGTAACTCGTGGCGTACCTAGAATTGAAGAAATATTGCGTTTGACGAAGAATCCCAAGAATCCATCCATGACGGTATTTCTCCATCCATTGGACGAAGCCCACAATGAAAAAGCCAATACATATGCTATGAAAATAACCCATACGAAACTCATTGATGTTGTCAAAAATATTCAAATATGTTTTGACCCCATAGTACAAGTGACACAAATAGAAGAGGATCAACTTTTGATGGAACAATTTTATCAATTTGAACAAATGGTGGAAGAATGTATTGCGGCACCCGAACGTAAAAATGACGAACCTGCCAAATCCAAATGGATCATTCGTATGGAAATTGACAAGGAAACTTTGGTAGATAAAAACATTTCCATGGACGATATTCATTTTGCAATAGCGAATAGTGATTATGGTAAAGAAATTCAGTGTATCTTTTCCGATTTCAACATGGACAAATTGGTATTTCGTATCCGTACCAATGCCAATATGTTTGACAAAAAAACAAGCAAACGTGGTGTTCCCAACCCTTTGGACCAATCCGACGATATTTATCTCTTGAAGAATTTCCAAGATACCTTACTCAATCAAATCGTATTGAGAGGTGTCAATGGTATACAAAATGTGTTACCTAGAAAATTACAAAACATCATTGTCAAAGTAGAAGACAAATATATCAAAAAGGATACGTGGGTCATGGATACAACGGGTTCTAATTTGTTAGATACATTGGCTCTGGATTATATTGACTCAACACGAACCCATAGTAATGATATCAAGGAAGTATTTAATGTATTGGGTATTGAAGCCGCTAGACAATGTATTCATAATGAATTGGTGGAAGTGATGGCATTTGCCGGCGCGAGTATTAATTATCATCATACCAGTTTACTATGTGATCGTATGACCTGTAACAAAGATATGGTGTCTATTTTCCGTTCGGGATTGTTGAATGATAATGTGGGTCCCATCGCCAAGGCGACGTTTGAGGTACACACAGAAGTATTCTTAACCGCTTCCCGACATGCAGAATTTGATCATATGCGTGGTGTATCAGCCAATATTATGTGTGGTCAACAGGGTACTTATGGTACCAACGCATTTCAAATCGTATTGGATATGAAGGCGTATGAAGGTGTACAGAATGCCCCCTATGGTCGTCGTAATGTTTCACAAGAAATAGAAAAAGGAATGGCACAAGGACAAACTGATGAATTATCCTGTACAGATATTGAAATACAGAACAATATTGTCAATGTAAAACGTATGAACGAAAACGTGGCGGTATGTTATGATGACGGTTATAAAGTTGGATTCTAGATGCCTCCACTACGTTCACGGCATCTTATACACGAATAAAATTATATAAAAACAAAAACATTTTTTATGTAAATGCCCAACGATTGTTATAACATTATTCAAAGTATTACACACGATGATCCAGAAGTCATCAAACGTCTAACCCACGTATTATCACAAGAAACCCCATCTTTCTTTGCCGAATTCATTCCCTGTCCCAAACATGAAACACTTTTTTCCTACTGGGGAACAAAATGGGATGTATATGATGTGAATATTACGGAAATAAACGAGAATACTCTAGGTATTTCATTTTATACGGCATGGACACCACCTATACAAGCATATATTCATCTAGAAAAATTGGGATTCACCATTGATGCCATGTTTATGGAATCAGGATTTGAATTTTGTGGTTATTGGAAAGACGGTGAAAAAACCTTGTATGAAAATGTAATGGACGACTTAGCCAATCTTCCGGAAGATTTTCATTTTTATTTTCAAGATAATAACGAGGACGAAGAAGATGAAGAAGAGGCATCATGAGAGAACGGTTGACGTATGAGGAAAAGTATTAGATACAGGAGGTTCAGACCAAAAAACATTGATACCTAATGTTTTGTTAAGATGATTCATCCAAAAATCGGGTGGATTATCAAAAGGTAAATAATGTTCAACGTATTTTCTAGCACATTTTTTTGATAGCAAGTAACATTGCGCAAGACGAGAACCACCATCATTTGACACATTTTTTGGATAAACAAACAAATCAGGAAGTAATTGTTGTTCAGAATACTTTAAATAATTACTATCAAACAAAATATCCCAATCGGTGTATAATTTGTTCAATTGTTCAATATACAATTCTATTCGTGATAAAACATTACGATTAGTAAAAAATATATTGTCTTCAAATATAACTGCATAATCATGATCATTCTCACAAAAATCCTTTAATGCCAAATAATGTTTATAGGAACAAGAGATCATACCGTCGGTGATTTTTGTGGAAGAGTCAGAACTACAAATACTCTTTTTTAATTCATCCGAAAGTTCATCTTTGTTTGGATGTAAAATCCATGTTATATTGTCAAGAGGAACATTGGCTTTATTAAATTCACTAATCATTCTATCCTTTCTGGATGGATCAACACCATGAATAAGGTAGAATTTAATTTTATATTGATTAGAGTTATGTAGAGTGGATAACTCCACTATGTTATCAGCATCATCCTGTGCTGCTTCTGAGCGAAGCTCGTGTACCAAACGGTCTAATGATAGTTCGTTCATTAAAAAATCAGTTTTATCTTTTCTTACATCCCAATTCACACCTGCCTTACCCAAGTGTTTTACAATCAAATCATTTATAAAAATATAACTAGAAAATAAATTACTAAATTGAACATCACATGAGCTACAATTTTGACTATCCTGATACTTATAAGTAGGAGAATAGTTATATAGTTGAAAATATCCGGAAACCCAACCCATAGACATATTTTCAACGATATTATTGTCGTTGACATTGTTAATAAAATTTTCGTACGAATGGTAATCTTCACGTTTCAAAGACCCATAAATCGTATTATTATTAATTTTGCATTTGCGAACAATATGTTGAAAATTACTAGGAAGATAGATATCAGAATCAAGAAACAACATTAAAAAATCCGAAAAACCCAATTCGTCTACTTTTTGTTGAGCATATCTTATAGCACCTCCTTTATTAAATGTAGCGTTATTATAAAAATTATAATACAATAATTCTACATTTTCAAAATTATATTTTTTTACCATATCAATTGTTTTAGTATCATTTTCATCAGTAACAATAAACCATTTTTTAAAAAAGTTTCTATTTTGTGGCAAAATGATATCTAATAAATCATCGTAATTGGATGATACAGTTATAGCAATAATATCTTTTTCCGAATGAATTTGTTCAGGGGGCATACGTTCATTATTGTCTTCAATTACTAAATTCAAAGGTAACTTCGCTTTTCGGAACGAAGGATGAGTTTGGTCGTTGTTATTACTACGTACAAGATTAGGTATAATATTAGGTATAACATTGAGTGTTCCTCTCCTGAATCTTCTTGACGAAGATGATAAATTCATAACTATATATAATTGAAGATAAAAAATAGAATAATATACGTCACCACCTATATATATATTAAAGGGTAATATGAATGTGTTATCCACGCATATTCCCAAACTTCTCCGGGTCGGCATAGCAACTGGGAACCCGCTTGAGAAGCTTCGCTTCTCTGACCAAAGCGGGTTCTAAGTGCAAAGCACCCTTTGAAGTTAGTTGTTGAAGGCCACGCTTCGCAAAGGCCCTCTGACCAAACTCATCCTCTCTGTGCAAAAGCCCTCTGACCAAATACCCACGGAATAGGCACAAGGTTGCGTGCTTAGCACACCTACTGAAGGACGACTCTGCAAAAGACCCCAATGTGGACGTCATGAGTCCTCGGCAAGCAGAGCTTGCCAGGACTCCGTTGTTACAAGCTTCGCTTGCTGATCGTAGAACGGTAGCATTGGGTACGCGCCCAAAGGGCGCAACCTTGACCGACCTTTGGTCAGAAGACCGAAGGTCTTCAACCATTTGGTAGGTCGGAGGGGATGATGCCGTGGTTGGCGAAGCCAGAGTAGTGGAGGCATCGCGTAGAACTCCCGGCAAACACATGTAAAGAATTCATAATATACTATGGTTATATCATGAATTTACGTTGGTTAAGTATCCTATACTTACCTTGTTGTTTGGTTCAAGGGTTGATACCTCCAACAAAAAAATATGTAGATATGTTGAAAATAAAACATGAATCGGAAACCAAGACAATCATCACATATATGACTCCGAAAGACCTCCTACCAAGTTCCGAAGAACCTAACAAAATCCAAGAATGGATACGTTTGACACGATTACCCAAGAACATTGTATCCAGTTCATTATTAACCTTGGTGGGTGCCTATGTAGCACATCCGGGTACGTGGATGATATGGGTAACTTCACCACCATTTTGGGCAGCCTATGGTATGGTTCAGTGTATAACTGCATCTAGTATGATTATCAACGATATATATGATGTAGAATTGGACAGGTATCAACATCCTGACCGTCCTTTGGTTCTTGGTACGATTACCAAGAATGAAGCAATTATTTCGGTATGGACATTGTTATCTATTACATTTGTTCTTGGTCTACAATATTTACCTCCACTAATGGATCTATTATGGACCACCAACATTGGATTGATTGTATTGTATACTCCTTTTTTCAAAAAAATCACTTTACTAAAAAACTTGGTGTGTGCTACCATAGTTGCTTCTACCATTCCTTTTATAGCGATTGCCACAATTAATCCCATTGATTTGATGTCTCTTTATGAACAGCATTGGACTTCTATGTGGATTACCACACAAATCACTTTCATGGCTTCTATGTACATAGAAATGATGTTGGATATATTGGATGAAGACGGTGATCGTCGTGCTCAAATACAAACTATTCCGGTTCGTTATGGGCCTATATTCACAATGCAATTGTTACGTGTATTTTTGTTATTATCCTATACATCCATCTTTGCTCAAACTGCAATGGTAAACAATTACAACGATTTTTTATACGCAAATTCTTCTTATTTTTTGTTTTATTACGGATGGAATATGGTAAACAAAGACATCTGTCGTGAAAATATTATCAAGGCCATTCAGATGACTACGTTTGCCTTAATTCTATTTTTGGGTACCAATACGTTTTACGCGAACCACTTTTTTGGATTGTAAGAATCGTTCCAATGATTGGGTATTGGATGTTTGTTTTTCCAATCCGTTACGAAAAATCGCTTCCATTTCACCCAAGTCGTCTATTTTATAGGAAGATTCAATAAGAGAATACGAAGGATATTTGTCCTTTTCTATGGTCAATGGTGAACGTATAAACCATAGCGAACTATATAAAAGAATCGGATTATCTGTTTGTGTGTTATGATCATAATGTGTATTTAAAAACAACCATAAATCGGTAGGTTGTGTTCCAATAGATGTCATTTTGATTTTACTAGCTGTAAATAATACAATTGGAATATTCCATACTTTGGACAATATCCACCAATCCAAGTCGGTCAAAAAATAATCTTCTGTGCGAATCACAGTGGACAAATCGTTGGATGCGGACAACAATTGATTCTTATTTTGGTCTTTCAAAGTACGAATTATTTTATCTCCATGAACCGCCATATAGGGTTCATATCCTTTCCATAAATCTTCTTTTATTTCTATGATGGTTTTGGATGGATAATTTGCCAATCGCAATAAATTAATGGCCACAGCAAAAGTACAATTGGGTGAATTTCCCATGAAAAAAAATTCGCGTGTATTTTTCGGAAAAGAACGTTTCCAAATACTACGATTGTTTCCCTCCACAAATGATTCTTTTTCACCTTTTTTCACCATACATTCTGTCATAACAAAGGACGAATACACATCTTTGGGAAGTTTTCGTACCATTTTTTGCTGTTCTTCCAGTGTAACAATCGGAAAAAAAGATTCTTCCAAATGTTTGGCGGGTTCGGATGTTTCATAATTGGTTTGGTGTACAAATTCAGATACATTAAAAGGAATCATGTCTTGAAAATATTCATCATTCAAAAAAGATTCTAAAATTAATATTTCATTCGGTGATAATACATAATCAGTCATACCTGACGCAATATTTAAAAAAGTTTTGGGTTGAAATAAAAATTGTTGTATCCGACGAAAACGTAACAATTCATCCGCCAATCTCAAAAAATAAATATTCTTGGTACTACAATCCATTCCATCTTTTCTACATGTTTCAATATCATATAGTAAATGTGTCATAGGTAACATCAACATGGTTCCGCTACAATATTTTTGTTCTCCACGATCATTGATGGTTTTGTCGGGTCCACCCATACATTCAAATATGGTGGAATTGGCCATTGATGATAATTCTTCTTCCGAATATTCTAAATATCCGATATGTTCACGTGAAATACTCTCCAATGCGGTGGATATTTCAGAAATTGCATCCGAAAATGTTTCCGTGTTTTTCTCATATACTTGAATCAAACGTAATATTTCTCTTTTTGTACTACGGTTTTCAAAATTATTTAACAATTGTCGTAATATTGCCCGAAACACTTGATAAAATTGTGTTTCCAAGGATACATGTACCATAAATTGTTCTCTTTTAGAATCACCATGAGTTGTCATGGCCAAAGTGTTATCCGCAGATATATCATCAGAATGTTTCAATATAGGTAAATCATCCTCTATGGGAGGTTCATGAGGAAATACAGGTACCACTTGCATGGTCTTGGTGTAAATTCCGGTGACTACATTTTTCAATGGATCTACAATTTTATACATAGGTTCACAAAGCATTTGTTGTTTTGATTCGGAAACAATATCACGTAGTCTATACAATGTTTGTGAATATGTTTTCCATAGATCAATATCGGAAGTGTTTGCTTTGGTAAATTGTGTTTTTACACGTTGTATTGCACGTTCTTTGTATGATTGTTGTATTTTTGGCATTTTATGATTGGTATCGGACATGTATATGACTGGGTAAGATGATTCCATCAATACTGCAGAAGGAATACATGGCACAATCACACCATTTTCTAATTGTAAATTTCGTTTATGTACATAGAATCCCACCACTTTTCCTTCAAAATTCCATAATTGAACACGAATCACATAATTGTATTCTTCCAATATACGTTCTGTTTCAGTAGCAGACCAATTCTTGGGAATTTCTTTTGAGGATATTTCATCCGTAACAGGCTTACAATATTGATGGGTAGTTGTGTCCACCATTTCTAAGATACGTCGTAAAGAAGGGGTGGAAGATTCCAACATAAATCCAGTACGTTTTTCAATAACAGTTTCCTTGTCTATAAATTGGTATATGGGCTCATAAAATATTCCACGTTTTAGTATAAAAAAGGATTCCTTTTTTGAATCAAACATTGAATTCAAACTGGGTGGACATAATAATTCCACTGCTAATTCATCTTCACTTAATTCCAATATGATTAAATTACAACCACCTGGTATCAACGCCGATACAGAATCAGATAAAATATCCCATAGATACGTATGATCAATGTTGGTTTGTGTATTTTGAATGTATTTTATAAAATTTTCAAATGTACGTATTGATTGTTCAAAGAAAGTACGTTGTATAGGATCTTCTTGGTCAATGGTCTTGTAAAAACGTGTTGATGTATATGTTCCTATATTAATCTCCGAGGATTCTTTTTTGTTATTACCAAATACAGATAAAAAGGCCCCATTTTGATAAGTAATAAACCGATCTAAATTCATTTGTTGAACAAATAATGTACGAAAGGTGGAAACATTGATAGGTGTTTCTGAAGGACGTTTTGTATTGTATATTTCTGTAAACAATCCTAAGAATGATTGACGTCTTGGTTGTTCAATACCATAGAGTAAAAAACACGGTTGATTCGGCAATACACGTGTTGCGTTTAAATTGGAAGTCAATAGTTTGGAATAATCTACCTGAAGAAAATATTGTACTGCTTTGGGCAGCATTGCCCATCGTTGTTGTGTGATAGGAGGTCGTGAGGAAAATTTAAGAATCACTCTGTCTTCTTTGACATTTTTTGTAATTGCAATACTGTAAGGTTCTTGTTTTTGTTCTTCTTCTACCGCAATTTCTTCCTTCTCTTCTTCTTGAGGTTCCTCAGTATCAGAGTTTCCTTGACATTGTTTTGTTCGTAAAATATGCATATTTTTTTTAGAAGTATCACCTTCAAAGCAGCAAGGTGTACATAATTCGTTAGGATGTTTTTTAGGATCTTCAAATCCTGGATAAGCGTATTTGTCGGAAATTTGCACATTGTCTTTGCAAATCCCCTGTTGATATTCTTCTTCTGTCAAAATACGTTGTTGTGACGCACACCAATACTTGGGACAAGCGTACCAAAATTTTTTAGAAGGCGTAGAAGCGTATTGTACAGTTCTTAAACTAGGGTCTTTCGCTTTGGCTTCCTCCAATTCCTCCTGATTCAAAGAGATGGGTTGACGTTTTTTTTGACAAGACCTCCCATACGAATCTTTACCTTCCAATTGAAACAATTCCATATCACGTTCATTCAGGCGGTCTAAACGTGTTTTAATACGTTTTTTTCCCGCACCGCCAAATAAAAAACCTTCCTCATCCTCTTCTTCTTCATCCTCTTCTTCTTCCTCCTCTTCTTCTTCGTCACCTTCCTCTTCCTCTTCCTCCTCTTCTTCTGTTTTTTCTTCTTCGGGTTGTAAAGATTCCACTTTTGCTGCTTCGTCTACATCCATAGCAGGTGCATCAAATACCATTTTTTCACAAAAATCCGTTTTAGGTATGGATTCAATGTTTGTTACCAAGCCCAACATTGAAAGCATATATTTTTCCAATATTTGAATATATTGAATGGTTGGTAAATCCATAGATTCCGGAAGCATAGATTCCTTCGCAATACGTTTATGAACACGCCCTTTACGTCCTACCACGTATTCGTCCGAGCCCTCTGAAAAAGTATTTGAATTTTCAGAGGACATACGTCCACAATCACGACAGTATTTGAAAATATCAATGACAATTTGTTGATTTTCATAATGTATTTCTATGGGAAAAGAATATTCACGAGTGGAACTACGTCGTAATATACGTATTTCATTATCTACTTCATATTTATCTATTCTGCGTTTGGCTTGTTCGTTTGACAAAGAATAATTAAGTACCAAACTATTGATTATGGTTGATTCAGGTTTTCCTAGGCGTTGAAATTCTTTAATCAATTGTCCCTGTCCTTCATAATCACTATATACACGTTTATATTTGAGAACAATGGAATCGTTCATATCTTCAACGGTATCATCATATACATCAAAAATATTTCTAAAACACGGCAATTCTTTCATAATAGAAAAAAATTGGGAATAACGCATGGTCCATCGTGCATGATAATGTTTTATTCCAATCGTGGTTGATTCTACATTTTCAAACAATGGTAATAAATAACCACTTTTTTGTAAAAATGCATTCAAATGTTCCAACAATGGATTGATTTTAGCACGTAATATTTGATTCAATTTATCTATTGTTTCTTCTATGGAATTTTCACAATAAATATGTACATTTCCATGATTATCTAACATGACAAACATTTCCAAATCATCTTGGTCTTCTTCACCATCCTCATTACGTTTAGGTAAATAATAAATAACACTTTGTCGTTTTGTAAATTTACAAAATATGTATATTTGACGCTTGGATAGTACAGGAATACGTTTCCCATTTTTTGAAGTTCGTTTTGTAAATAAACGCAAAATATTTTCCTTATTTTTTCCAGGATTGTACATGATTGCTGGAACAAAGGGAACAGAAGACACATTCTTAAACAAAATATCCAAAGGAATTCGTGTTTTGTTCATCATTACAAAGGTAAATTCTTTCACTTGACGCTCAATTCTTGGTAATTCATTGACTAAAACTTCCATTTTATCATCCACAAGTTCCATATAAGAACGTGTTTGATCCATCTTAGACATGTGCTCAATCATTCTTTTGGTATTTATTTCAGAACCACTTGCATTTTTAGGAAAATAGTAAGGAATTACATCGGCAGGAATATCTTTAGATAAACATACATAAATTTCATTTTGAAACATGGGTATATAACGCAATAATAAATGGTGTTCTTGAGGATACAATATTTGATACGGTTTCCATCCACGTTCTTGCCATTCTTTTAATACTTCTGGTGTACAATATATTGGATTCACTGGAAAGGTATAATCAGTTGAGTTACCAAATATTTTACCATATTGAAATCCCATAGGAACATACTGTAATATTCCTTCCATCGTATTATTTTTATCAACTATCACTTGTTGAATGGCTTCTAAAAATAAATTCATATCTGCATCGGGTGATAAATTAAATGGCAATGAAAAATTCTTTAAAAATGTTTGCATTTTTGTAAATGACAATTCGGTAGTGGTATGTTTGGTAATTTCTTGGTACAATGTCTCCACATCCAATTCAGATTTTGGTACATGACGACGTGTAAATAAATACATAGATTCAATCATAGGATAATTGTTAGGAACATCACCATACTCTTTGATACGTACTTCACCCATAGCTTTGGCAATTTTCAATTTCAAAGTATGCACAGAATCATCAGGGTATATTTGTTGTGAGGCATGAAAACTTGATTCTTTCGGTTCAGTTTGACTAAATGAATATGTTTCTGAAATACGCATGATTCCATTAGATATATCCAATACATGTACCAATACATTTTTAGTCATATCAAATTCAGGAAGAATTTCTTGTGTTGTTGATTTTTCTGGAATTTGTTGATATGGCTCTTCAGGTGATTCCGCCACTACTCCGGCTTCACCGACCACGGAATTATACACAAAATCTACCGTTCTACGAACGTCCGTCATGGGATCTAATGTATTTTTTTGAATATTTTCCTGCATGGAATATGAATATAATATACTATATTATACTACTAGGAATACTACTAACATGAATAGAGCACTTTTGATTGGAATCAATTATATCAATGACCCACAAGCAACACTTCGTGGATGCATTGATGATATTGTAAATATGGAAAATATGTTGACAAGCATGTATGGATATAGTTCAGATAATATTATCATGTTACGTGATGACAGTTCAGACCCCACATTACAACCTACACGTGATAATATTTTAGTACAACTTCAAAAAATAGCTACCATCTCTACAGAAAATGACCATGTATGGATTCATTACAGTGGACATGGTTCTTTAATACAAAATTATGAACGTGGAATGTTGGTTCCCGTAGATTATGCTACGAATGGATTCGTAAAAGATACAGATTTATTCGCCATTATTCAACAAATGCTCGGTCAAACGGTCATTGTGATGGATAGCTGTAATAGTGGTTCTATGTGTGATTTAGAATGGAATTATGAATATTTGTATGGATTGAATTTTATGAGAACACAATTAAATAGTCAATTCATTCTTAATTCCAATATATTTGTATTAAGTGGATGTAAATCATTACAAAACAGTTCAGAAATATTTGATATTGAAGCAAACCAATATGAAGGTGCTTTTACCGACGCCTTATTACACGTCATGAAATCACACTCCTATACCATCTCTTTGGGAAAACTCATGCAAGGTATTTGTGCATGGTTGGTCGGTAATGGAATTTCTTCACAAAAACCAATGTTATCTTCTTCCTCTGCAAGTCCAATTTTGATGTTATCACCTCCGTCTGAATTGACCAGTTCTGTTATACAACAAAATTTTCAAAATATTACAAAAGGATAAGATTAGATGGATGTGGTATCCGTAGCAAAGCAGTCAGATGACCACGCATATTCTGAAGGACTATGTAGGAGTCCAGAGAAATATGCCGAGAACGTAATTGAGATATCCCTATGGGCGTCTGGAGATTCGTCTGATATTTTTGATTATTTGTTATTATTTACAAATAATCAAGACACAAAACACACAAAATTAGATATCAAATCCGTAATAGAAGAGTATTCCTGAATTATCAATGATGGAACTATAGAGTTTTGAATAACGCACAGAATATGCCGCATAATCAAACGGATAAAACATTTGAAACCCTGAACTGTCAATTGGTGCGGTTGTTGCTACCAAATTTCTTACACTATATTGAACCACGGTAGTTGTCACTTGATTTCCCGCTTGTCCCATGGCATTATACGGTATTACTGCATAAGAGTAACTGATATCACGAAAGAATAAACAGCTTGGATCCGTATACAACGTGGTCATCGCGGGTGACTGCAATTGGAATGATTCTATTGGAGTACGGTTCACCAAACGTTGTACCGCTACTTGGTAAAATGACGGATATCCATTCAGAGCAACGGATATTTGTTGATATGTTGATGTTGGTAAACCTACACTTAGTGAAGGTGAAGTAGATACTGGAGATGTTACAATGGATGTTCCGGCTTGTCCAACCGCATTGTAAGATACGATAGAATAGGAGTATCTGTTTGCGGGGTAGAATACATTACTAGGATCAATGTACGTCGTAGTTCCATTAGGAACGGTAGGAACGGATATATACGACTCAATTGGTTGTCCGTTCACTAACCGTGCAATTCCGACCGTATAATACGTGGGTGAACTCAACAATGCAAACGAAATATCATTACTATTTACGCAAATATTTCCAATGGATCCTATAGAAATACTAGGTAAGGGTGACACAGGAATCGTGGTATAAGATCCTCCTACCACACCCGATTTACTATAAGGAAGAATGGCGTACGAATACGTATTACTTACATAAAAGACATTACTTGGATCAATATAAATCGTAGTTCCACTTGGTACGGGTTGATATGTTTCTATGGGGATTCCGTTCACCATACGTGCTACAGCAACCGTGTTGAAATTACCTAACAAGGCAAATGATACAGCTGTATTGTTGCAGGACAGAGGCCCAGTGTTCACGTAAGGCAAAGGTGATACCAAGGAGGTGGTATACGTTGGTCCTGCTGTACCAATTGCATTGTAGGGTATCATTGCATACGAATAAGACACATCGGGAGAAAATACGTTGCTAGGATCCACATAGACCGTGGTACCGTAAGGCACCGATTGAAAATATTCTATGGGGGTTCCGTTCAACAAACGTTGCACGGCTACTTGGTAAAACGAAGTAGAAGACAATAGAGCAAAAGAAATCCTGGAACTATTACTATAGATGTCTCCCGTACTGATGGATGGCAAAGGAGATACACTTACAGTGGTATAAGGTGTTCCTGGAATACCCGATACATTGTAGGGAACAAAGGAGTACGAATATGCATTAATCGGGTAGAAAATATTACTAGGGTCTGTATACTGTAATACACCGGGTGGTAAATATTGGTAAGATTCAATAGGAGTACCGTTGACCAAACGTGCTACGGAAAGAGAATACAACGTGGGATTATAAGGAAATGATACAGAGATGGCCGTAGTGGAAAAGGAAACGGTACCGGTGTTAAGAACCGCAGTAGGAAGAGTCGGAATATCATATCCATAGTACATAATCATTCCGGAAATATCAATATTAGATACATATCGGGTCGTATAACCCGCAGGTAAATTGGACATGACAAAATCAAATCCATAATACATAGACAATCCGGTAGTATCAACCAATGATAATGATTTGACAGCATATGTTGGAGGAATAGGTGGCGATGCTCCAGTACTTGTATAAATTGCACCAGCTTGACGCATAGCATTTCTAGGTATAATGGAATAACTATATTGTACACCACCAATGAAAGAATTAGAAGGATCGGTGTAGGTTGTTGATGTTGGTTTGTACAAATAATATTGTCCAATTACTCCATCTACAATCAACGCAATACTCGCATCATAAAATGTATTAATACTTGTGAAAGTAAATGTTATTCTAGTAGATGTTGGGATAATACTATAGTTGACGATACTTACTGAAGCCGCTGGTGAGATCATCGGTGACGTATAGACAATTCCTGCCGAATTATTTTGTCTAAGAATGTTGATTGGTACAACAGAATAAGAGTAACTTGTATCCGCCGTAAAAGGACCGGCATCTGTGTAAGAGGACAGATAATTAGCAAAGGAAGTGGTCAAAGAAGTGATAGTTGTATTGGTATTATTCGTGGCAATACGTGAAATCGCCGCTTGGTAATATGATGGGAACGCAGGTACAAACGATGTATATGGTGATGCACTTGCCAAACTAAATGTGATTCCAGATACTGCATTATAAATAGCAGTTCCGACAGAAATGGTTGCTGCAGGAGACACTGTGGATGATATGATAGATGTACCAACTGTACCAATGGTATTGTAAGGTGTTATGGAATAAGCATATGTATTCAGAGGTGAAAATACTGAACTCACATCCGTATAAGAAGCTACATCTATACCTAATAAATAAGGAATTGGACGGGCCACACCATTGAATATCAATACGAGACTTACATCATAAAAAGAGGCTGCACTAGAAAACGTGGTAATTAATGACGAAGCAGTAATCGTACTTATCGGATTAGACACTATAGGTATAGGCGATATTGCTGGTGTGGTTACGGATAATCCAGCAACATCAAGAGCATTGTAGGGTGTAATAACATATGCATAAGATACATCCGGTGATCTGTTGATAAAGTTCTGTGAAGTCACACCAAAACCCATATTTTGAGCAGATCCCAAAATTCCACCAGATATTTCCGCGATGGATACATATTCAAAACTAACCCCATAGGCGTAATTGACCGTTAAACTATTGTTAGTAATATTGTTATAATTGATAAACATTACCGTTGCAGTAGGAGACACTACCGTTGTTGTAAATGGTGTTCCGGCTTTGCCAATCGCGTTGTAAGGTGTAATCACATAGGAATAACTATTATCGGCATAAATAACAGCACTTGGATCTGTATAAGTATTTACACCTGGTAACAAAGTAATAGATGTTCCAAATGGAATACCGTCAACAATACGTGCCACATTCAATGTATAATACGTATGAACCGGTAATGAATGGGTAAATGTCAATACAATACCATCCACATTCATGGTGGAATAGGTATAATTGGATGAAGTGAAGGATGGAGACAAGGAGACTGTACTACCTATTATGGGTGTACCAGAGGTTCCTAATGCATTATAAGGTGTCACTGAATAAGTATAACTAACATCTGCAGCAAAGGAACCCGTGTTGTCTTGGTAGGTTCCGTTGGTTAATTTTACCATGGTTATCGGTGTAAACGACGAAATACCCGTTTGGCGTGTAAAGGTGATATAATTGAAACTACGTGAAACCGTACTCATACTAAATGAAATATCATTTACACTGACGTATGTGGTTGCTGGTGATACAAACGACACACTGGATGCAGGTGAAATCGCAATACTCTGAATGGTGGTACCGGTATTACCATTCTTGTTATAAGGAACAATGGAATAAGCATAACTACTATCGGGATACAGTGTCTTGGTATCTGTATAAGTAGTTTGTTGAGGTGCTAGACCTACATAGGCTCCCATATTTGAATTAACTATGGGTGCTACGGAAACATTGTAATAAGACGTCGTATTGTTCAATATTAATGTGATACTGGTATTGCTATTCGGTGTGATGGAACTGATTGTAACTGTGGGTACAGCAGAAAGTGTGGTGGTTGATAATGTTCCACCAGAGATTCCAAGAACATTGTATGGGATAATGTTGTAACTATACAACACATTGGGTGACAAATTATAATCTATGTATTGTGTCGCATAATTACTCAATGTGGTAGTATTAGATATGTTTCCACCCGATACTTCTTGTACAACTGCGTAATAATATTTTTGTGTGGTTACATTGATCGTGGCAGTGGTACCCGATACAGATGATGAATAGGCGGTTGCTGTAGGTGGTACTGAAACTGGTGTGGTATAAACAGTAGGTCCAGCGACTCCAACTGCATTGTAAGGTATGGTTGCGTAAGAATAACTAGTATCGGTGCGTAAAGGTACGGATGAATCATCTTCGTTAAATACGGTTGCACCAATGGCTTGTTGTAGATAAGAAGTCACAGCTACACCACCTACCATACGTGCTATGCTCACATAGTAATAATTGTAAGGATTGGTATAGGTGAATTGTGCACTAATACCTGTGGATGGTATTGTCACGGTTCCTACGGAAACGGATGCGGTGGGTGATACGATTGGACTATAAATGGATGTTCCCGATGTTCCGTTGGCATTGTAGGGTGTGATCATATAATTATAACTACTTTGGGCAACAAATACATTACTGGGGTCAATATACGAGGTAACATGGGGAGACAGGGTAACCGCGGATTTGGCGGTTCCATTTACAAGGAGTGCTACAGACACATAATTAAACGTATTCGCATTGAAGAAACTCATGGAAATATCATTCGCATTGATATTAATAGCACCCATAGTAACCGTAGGTGTTACGGAGATATTGGGCGTGGTAATCAAGGTACCCGATACATCTATTCCGTTGTAAGGAATGATGTTGTACTTGTAGATGGTATTTGATGTCATTTTGCTGTCCGTGTACGAGGTTGCCCCATTAGCTAACCTCTGGTAAGACCCAACGGTTCCACCCGATACTTCCGCAATCAGCACGTATTCGTAACTGGTACCGTACACAAAGTTCACTTGTACACTGGAAGTTGTGACAGCACTGTAGGTACTGAACGCCACGTTGGCTACCGTGGAAACAGGATAAGTGGTAATCGCTTGGCCAGCCACACCAATCGCATTGTAAGGGATGATAGAATAAGAGTAACTACTGTCTGCGGTGAAATATCTTCCGGTATCAACATACGTTGCGGTATGGGGAGAAACAGTTGTGTAGGAACCGAGAACACCGTTGGTGATACGTGCAACAGAAACATTGTAGAAGGAACCGATACTGGTATAATTGACGGTAATGTTACTGTAAGTAGGTACGAGGGACGTCAATGTTACTGTGGGTGTTACCGAGATGTTCGGGGTGGTAATCAAGGTACCCGATACATCTATTCCGTTGTAAGGAATGATCTTGTAATTGAAAATGGTATTTACCGTCATATTACTATCCATGTACGAGGTGACTCCATCGGCTAATCGTTGGTACGTTCCGACATTGCCACCCGATACTTCCGCAATCAGCACGTATTCGTAACTTGTACCATACACAAAGTTAACTTGTACACTGGAAGTGGTGAGAGCACTGTAGGTACTGAACGCCACGTTGGCTACTGTGGAAACAGGATAAGTGGTAATCGCTGGGCCAGCTACACCAAGCACATTGTGAGGAACAATAGAGTACGAGTAACTACTATCAGCTGTAAAGTATCTGCCAGTATCAACGTAGGTGGCTACATGAGGAGAAACTCCCACGTAGGCAGCACGAATACCGTTGGTAATACGAGCAATAGAAACATCGTAGAAAGAACCGATACTTGCATAATTGACCGTAATGTTGCCGTAGGTGGGTACGATGGAGGTCAAGGATACGGTCGGTGTAGGTGACAATACACTGGTAGTAGAAAATACACCCGAAATATCCAATACATTGTATGGTAATACCCTGTAGGTATAAATTACATTTGATGATACATTGTAATCTGTATATATGGTAGTTTTTGGTGACAATGGTATGGTTTTATTCACAATTCCGCCCGATATTTCTATGATGGTTACATAATTATAATTGATATTATTAGCAAGAGTAATGGTAATACTGGATGAATCAACACTTGTAGTATAACTAGGTAAAACCGGTGTAACAGAAATCGGTGCAGTTGTGACATAAGAACCAGAAACATCCAATACATTGTACGGGATCATATTGTAGGTATAAATTACATCAGGTGATGTATTGTAATCTGTATAAGTAGTTACATTGGATGGCAATTGTATGGTTTTATTCAAAACTCCACCCGATATTTCTACGATGGTTACATAATAGTAAGTGGAATTATTTGCCAAAGTAATGGTAATACTAGACGAATCTACACTTGTAATATAACTTGGCACGGTGGGTGTAACTGACATTGGTGCGGTTATTACGGAAACGCCTGCTATATCCAATGCATTATAAGGAGTCACTACGTAAGCGTAACTGATATCCGTAGTAAATGTAGTAGATGAATCGGAATAAGAAGTGGCTTCCAATGGTTGTTTCGTATATGAACCAATGATTCCACCATTAATACGTGCCAAATTGACATAATAGTAATTAAAAGGACTTGTATAAGAAAATAGCGCATTATCTGTGGTCATCGTAATAGAACTAACTGATACTGCAGGAACTGGAGAAACCACCGAACTATAAATGGATATACCAGATGTTCCATTGGCATTGTAAGGTGTGATCATATACTGATAACTACTGTCAGCCACAAACATATTACTTGGGTCTATGTATGAGGTAACTTGGGGTGACAATGTCACAGTGGATTTGGCGTTTCCATTTACGAGAAGTGCTACGGATACATAATTAAATGTATTGGTATTGAAAAAGTTCATAGAAAGATCATTCGCGTTGATATTGATAGCCCCCTTTGTAACTGTAGGTATTACTGAAAAATTGGGGGTGGAAATCAAAGTACCAGGTTCGTCAATTGCATTATATGGAACAATGTTATAACTATACACAGTATTGGGTGTCATGTTGTTATCTATGTATGATGTGATTCCATTAGCTAATTTTTGATAAGGACCTACTATACCACCCGATACTTCGGCAATCAGTATATATTCATAACTGGTACTATATGCAAAATTAACTTGTACACTGGAAGTGGTAATAGAACTATATGTTATGAATTGAACCGTAGCCAAAGGTGAAACTGCCGGTGAATAAATAGGAGTACCTGGTGTACCTAATACATTATATGGTACAATTACAAAGGAGAAACTGGCATCTGCAAAATATTCATTACTAGGGTCTATATACGTTGTTGTACCTGGTAATAATCCTATATATGATTCCTGGATACCATTGAATAAACGAGATACTGAGACATCGTAAAAAGTATCTGCACTTAAAAAACTCATAGACAAATCATTGTTATTAATTCCGATGGAACCAAAAGTTACTACTGGTGTGGGAGATATTATGGGTGTAGTAATCATACTTCCAGATTGATCTACAGCATTGTAAGGTATAATATTGTATTGGTAGGCCGTACTGGAAGATACATTGTAATCTATATAAGATGTTGCTCCCACATCCAATTTTTGATAAGTTCCGACATTACCACCTGATATTTCAGCAATTTGCACATATTCATAACTTATTGCATAGATGAAATTGACGGTTATCTGGGTAGGTAATACATTGTAATTCATAAATGCAACAGTGGCAACGGGAGAAACTGCAAACAATATTTCAGAAGGTCCATATTCACCCAAAGAATTGTATGGGGTTAGCACATAGGAATAACTATTGTCTGATAAAAACAACCCACTTGGATCCGAATACATAGTGGTACCCGTTGATAATTTGGTTTCGGTTCCCAAGATGTGTCCATCTACATACCGTTTAACTCCCACATAGGATACATTGGAATTGTTGGAAAATGTGAAAGAAATATTACTATTATTCACCGCAGTATAGGTTTCAAATGTTACAATGGGGGTGGGTGCTACTGGTGATGTAACAATGATGGAATCCGAATTGGAAATATCAATTGCATTGTAGGGTACAACAGTATAATAATAACTACCTACAAAAGGTCCATTGTTGTCGGTATAGGTTGCTGATCCATTGTTACTCATAAATTTGGTTGATTCGGATTCAGTAACCCCATTTACCGTACGAGTTATTTTCACATAATAAAACGATTGTAAATTGTCAAAGGTGAATGAAGAATAATACGTAGAAATAAACACAACTCCAATACTTATGGTTGCCTTGGGTGATACAACGGAACTAAGAATGGATGTTCCGTGGACATCAAGAACATTGTAAGGCACAATGTTATACTGATAACTACTATCCGCTGTAAATACTGTATCAGGAACATCTACGAAGAATGTTGTAAAAGGTGACAATTGTACATTTGTTCCATAATTGGCATTGGTGATACGTGAAATGGTGACATAATTGAATGAACTCGTCGTGAAAAAACTCATAGAAATATCAGTATAATCCACCGAAATCGCACCAAATGTTACGTAAGGAATCGCTGAAACAGGAGTTGAAATTGTAGATATGGGTGTTCCTGATACGTCAATGATATTATAAGGTACGATATTGTAATAATAAATCACGTTAGGAGAAATATTGTAATCCGTATAGGTCTGATTGTTGTACACTTGTTGAGGTGTTCCCATATCTCCACCCGATATTTCTGTAATCATATAATAAGAATAATACGCGGGGTCCAATACATTGACGATCACTTGAGATGTGGTCAACCCACTATATCCTGTAAAAGAAATACTAGGAGGAGGTGCCATAGATGGTGTGGTGATGATGGCAAACGAATTAGAAATATCCAACGCATTGTAGGGTATGATTTTGTATGTATACATGGTTATCGGTGAATAGGGTGCATTGGTGGTATCTATGTACGAATTTGCACCGAGGGGTTGTAACACGGGAGTTTGGTCTATTCCATTCACATTGGGTATAATCTTCACATAGTAATAGTTCAATAATAAATCATAATAAGTGAATTGAATACGATCTGATTGAACATAGGTATAAGATCCAAACGAAACGGTGGCAGGTGGAGATAATATTGGTCCCAAGATGGAAGAACCTACAGTTCCAAGAATATTATAAGGAACAATGGAATATTGATAACTACAATCCGCCGTGAAAATATTACTTGGATCTGTAAACGTGGATATATGGGGTGGTAACATTGAATAGGGTTGTTTGTTTCCATTGACAATGCGAGCTACGGACACATCATAGAAGGTAGTACTATCCAATACATTAAATGAGAGATAACTCGTTGAGATGGAGGTTACACCATATGTCACGGTAGGAATGGGTGAAATAGTCTTGGTAATGATACTAGGTCCGGAAACATCCACACCATTATATGGTACAATGTTGAATTGATAGGGTGTATTGGGCTGTAAACCATACATGGTATAGGATGTTGCACGATTTGCCAAGGAAACATAGTTTCCTACTTGACCCCCAGATATTTCAGCAATTGCTACATATTTATAGGTGGTACTACTGCCAAAATACATGGTCACACTGGAAGTATCCAAACCACTATATCTTAGAAAACTAACAGTAGTAGGTATTGAAATGGGTTGACTGATAACGGGTGTTCCAGCAACATTCAATACATTGTACGGTGTAATCATATAGGAATATTGATTGCTTACAGAAAATGTCCCCGAATCTATGAAAGTGGTGATACCTTTGTTTAATTTCACAGTATTTCCCACAACAGAACCATTTATTATACGCATAATGGATACATAAGAAAAGGTGGTTGCATCCGAAAATTGGAATTGTATGACATTTTGACTAGCCACAATAAATCCACCAAAGGTGACCGTAGGAAGAATCGTTACAGGAGTAGTGGTTACGGCAGCAGAAACATTGGCGATTCCTATCGCATTATAAGGAACAATGTAATAACTATATGATAGGGTAGGAAAGAATGCACTGGAAGGATCTTGGTACACGGTAGTTTCTCTAGGTACGAGAGATGTGTTTCCTCCGATTCCATTCACAATAGGAGTCACAGATATATAGGAATATTTACGATTTTGTATCAAAGGAATGGTCAATGTCGTGGGTGTAATGGTGATAGATCCTATACTTACCACTGCTTTCATACTCACAACAGGAGAATACACGGGGGTACCCAAAGTTCCTAATGAATTGCTTGGTGTCAATATATAAGAATAACTACTATCAGCAAATAAAATAGTACCTGAAACATCTATGTCATCATAATAAGCGGATAAACGGTTCGTTGTTCCAATATAAGTAGCAGTTCCATTGTTCGTGACACGTGCAACTGATACATTATAAACTGTGGTAGGATCAAAAAAGCTCATAGAAATATCATGGTTTCCAATTGAAATTGCTCCGAAAGTTATGGTAGGAATAGATGATAATGAAGGGGTAGTAATGATTGAACCAGATATATCAGCACCATCATAAGGAATCAACGAATAGGCATAGGTTACACGTGAATTCATTCCTGAATCATTGTAGGATGTCACACCATTATCAAGTCGCATATATTGACCCACGATTCCTCCAGAAATTTCGGCGATTTTCACATAATGAAAACTGGAACCGTATGTAAAATTCACTGTGACACTGGTAGAAGTGATGTTGGTATAATTACTGAAACCGACATAAGACATGATACCAATCGGTGGTGTAATCGCTGTATAACCCACCATGTTTATTTTGTTGTAGGGTTGAATAAAGTAAGAATAACTACTATCAACACTGAATACACCCACATCCGTAAACGAAGTGTCTCCTACATTGGTAGTAACAGGAGTACCATAGATTCCATCCGTAATACGTGTTATTTTCACATAGGAATAGGAATGTGAAGTATAGGGTAACAATACGCGAATTGAGGTTGATATTATGGAACCATATCCATTAAAAGCAAAAGAAGCTACCGGAGAAAGTTGTGTAGTTGTAGTAGGCGTTCCCGCAACATTGATTGCATTATACGGTAAGAATGCATACGTATATGCATTATCTGCTGTAACGGATGAATCTATGTAACTCGTGGTATTTGTAGGTTGATTTACATAGGGACTCCATGAACCACTATTTACCATACGTGCAATACTGACAAATATCATGGTAGTATTTGTATTTACAAACGGAAAGGTAATACTATTCATAGTAGCAGAAACTGTTCCCAAACTGATGGATGCCACTGGGGACATGGTAGTGGTAGTCAATGAGGTTCCACTTACATTGTATTCGTTATAGGGGGTGATAACATAACTATACACAGTAATCGCATTCAATCCCGAGTCGGTATACGAATACACCGATGCAGATAAGGTGGTAGCTGTACCCACGGATGTTCCTGTAATACGTGCGACAGATACATAATAGGCGGAATTCGGACCAGAAAAGGACAAAGATATTTGACTAGTACTTATAGGGGTTATTGCAGTCAAACTCACTGAAACTGGTAAATAACCAAAAGCAGACGATTGACTACAAGGATAATATATTTGTAAAGCCTGGGTATCAATCACATTTCCGTAATTTAGTCCAGTAGTGATGGAGATGAGTTGATTCATCCCATACAACCATATTGAACGAATATCTTGTGTACTTAGTGCACGTTTATAAACACGGAATTCGTCCACAAAACCATTGAAATATCCGAGTCCAGAACCATAACCAATTTTATTAGTATCAAAGGTGGTGGTACCGGAATTTACTGGCCATGCTCCGATTTGACTTTTCATCAAGGCTCCATTCAAATAATAATTATGAAAGGCATTGTTACCAGCGGTTCCACTGGAATTGTAGACAATAGAATATGAAATAAAATTCCACGTATTCGGAAACAAACGAAACGACCATGCAAGATATGTTGTTCCAGGATTGCTATTAAAATAGATCCAATTGTTGGTACCACTATAATAACATGAAATCCGGGGTCCTGTAGAAGATGCCATAGAAAACAACGTGGCATTGTTGGATTGTGACGAACCCACTGGATAAAACCACCCGGATATTGTGATTCCTGGTTTACCAATGGATATATTTGGAGGTGAACTGGTCAAGGTGAAATTCGCCAAATTAAAATTCTGATTTTGCGATGCGATTAGCGCGCCACAACCATTGCCAATTTTTGTATTTGGAGTGGTTACCGATGCCAAGATGGTATTCACGGAAAATGCAGTAGTATAATATGGATGATTGGAGGGTAAATTAGTTCGTAATCCCCATTTGGTAGCCAAATAACCTTCCACATTTTGACGGTCTGAGTCAGAAAGAACTCCAGAATATATCAGAACTTCACATGCATATCCGTTCCAAAAATTACCACTTTGACCACCCAAAAACAAATAATTAAACGAAATATTTCCGGTATTGCTATTCACGGTATTTTTTGCAAATCCATTCAGATAGGGTGTCCAACTACTTCCGGATTCAACCGATGACATAATGCATAAATTATTTACACTCGCGTATGGCATTGCCACCGACTGTCCCGGATTCGGTTGCCCCCCTCCAAAAAAGAAATTAGCTGCACTTCCATTATATGTATTATCTGCAGTATGTGCAGCAGCAGCAGTGACATATTGCGCGCCAAATTGCAATTGATTGGCATTATTGGCAGATATTAATAAATAGGATTTGACAGGGCTAGTACTTGGATTTAAATATCCCACCGCAAATATGGTAAAACTTGTGGGGAACGTAAGAAAATCACAGACTAAATTGTTATTTCCTCCAAAATATATAGCATTTTTTCCATTAATTGCCGAACCAGCAAACGAAGGTAGTGATACACTACCATTAAAAACAATAGCAGAATTCGCCATGTGATTTGCCATACCCGATTTATCGTACCATGCATATACCGTAGTTCCGTTCATTCCTATAGATCCAGTATCATTGGCATCCAACCATAAAATACAAGAGTTGGATGTTGAAACCGCAGGATTATATAATTTTGTAACAGTTAATGTCGTATTGTTTATAGTAGTCATACTACCATTATTGAATGGATTGATATACAAAGAATAAGGTATGTAAAAATATGGATGACTCGTCGGTAAATTCATTTGTAAACCATATTTCCAAGACAAATATCCTTCCAATGTTTGACGTTGTGCTGTGGTCAATGTGGTATTAAAAACCATTATTTCTGACAAATTTCCCCAATATTGTGCACCATAACCATTCGTAGCTTGATTATATTGCATATGTTGTCCAACCCGGTAATACGAAATATCAAACGTACCACTTGAAGAAACCGACTGTGTAGATGAAGAATTACCATTTTGATATGTAACATAATTATTCGCACCATCAAACCATCCTTCCCATAGAAATGGTAATGTTCTATTGGATAAACTAGAATAAGCATTTCGTGGAAAAACCCCATTTCTAACAGTAGTAAATCCATAACCACTGTTACTAACAAAGGATAATGAAACAGATTTACTATTGTTATTATCACCAGTTCCGACTGCATTTGACATACCAATGATGCTTCCACCATTTTCCGAATTATATTGTCCAACATTGTTGATACTTAAAATGGTCATATTTGAATTAGTGATTCTGACATTTCCTTGAAAAAATTGTGATTGTCCCGCCGTATTTGTTCCGGAAATTACCATTGTAGGATATCCATTCATTCCGGTTGAATTATACGCGATACCGCCGTTCATAGATGTTGCATTGTTTTTTAATCCTGATTTATCATACCAAGTACTCACTCCAGATCCATTGGACAGTACGGTTCCATTCGCGTTTGGATCCGTACTGTCCAACCATAATACACATGATGACATTGCGGATACAAAATTTGGATCTTTGACTTGTATAGATGCTGCGGCAGTTCCTGTCGCATAATTGTTCAATACACCATTGCTAGAATCCGTTTCCATAGGATAATATAGAGCCAATGCGCTTGGGTCAATGACTGGATATATATTTTGAATCGCGCTCTGACTTCCCGTTTGTACCACCGATACATTTGTGATACACATGACCGACGGTGAGGTTACTGCCGTGGCATTGGAAAATACAAATTTCAATGGATAAGAGCCAGTGCAAGGAAGTACAAAGGGTAGATTGTATGTGGTATAACCCACCGTGGAACTACTTACATCCAAGGTAATTTGATTCAATAGAATTACATTTCCTATACTCACTGACAAGGTTTGTGCCAAACTATAGGTATTATCTCGGGGGAATACACAAAACGACAGGGTGTATTTTGTATACGCAGGATTGTTCGTAATGTACAGATCCAATACTAGATTCTGGGTAACAGTGGTACTAGTTCCCGCCGAACCGGCATATACCGCCAAATATTGAGCTACACCGGTAGGTAATCCATAAGAATACATATTGCTGCCATTGGCTACCACATAAGTTGCACCCGCTGCGATTTGTACAGTCCAATTGTTTAATATGGGAGCTCCTATACTTACACCATTGGTGATTGGAACTTGTGTAATGGACAGGGGTGTGAAATTTCCATTGTATAACACCACATTATTAAATACTCCAAAGAAATTGACATAGGAACCAGTTTCAAATGGATAATATACTTGCATACCCGTGGGATCTACCAAATTTCCGTATTTCACCTGGGACATCATTCCGTAATTCCAAACCGCAGCAATGTCTTGATTACTCAAAGTACGATTGTACAATCTAAATTCATCCATAGAACCATTGAAATTACCTAATCCGGTTACCCCACCCCCCAAATTCAAACTTTGATAGGTCAAATTTTGTGGCCAAGCGCCGTTCAAAATCGCTGCCGTATCATTCACATAATAAGTGTACGTGGTTCCTGTAGCACTGGAATTGTTATATTTCAAGGTCAGTGCAAAGAAATTCCACGTATTGGGAACGATCATACTACTACAAATATATTCTGGGGTATTGACACCGTTGAAAGAAAAATCTAGGTACGGTTTGTTTTTGTAATAATTGATAGAAATTCTACTACCATTGTTGTTCACAAGAGAAACCAAGCAAGCATTGGTGGATTGTGATGTTCCCGAAGGATTAAACCATCCCGACATGGAAAACCCATTATAAGTCAATTGAATGGTTTGTGTCGTTTTCACATATTGGTTGTTGGTAGCGACTATATTCAAATAGCCGATTCCTGATAGTGTGGACGTATTACCAATCATTGCACCACCATAGGCGGTTGCACTCGGAATGGCCACACCTGTGGAATAATCTGGAATAGCTGTAGAAATCACACCAGACAACATATCAAACGGATAATATAGTGTCAAATTACTACTATCTACTGCATTGGCTCCTATACTATTTGTTTCACGAATATCTTGCATACGAATGTTGGTAACACACAAGGTGGACGAGGAAGATACTGAAGATGGACTGGTAAATGTAAATTTCAACGGATACACACCCGAGTTCAAAAATGAAAATGGAACATTGAAAGAACTATAAGGAACTGTACTCGTACTTGCGGTAAAGGATATCTGATTAATTAATACGATATTTCCTATAGAAACTGTTAATGTATGTAGTGTATTGTAAGCATTGTCCTTGGGAAAAACCGTAAAAGATAACATATAAGAGGTATTGGTGGAAGAGGTAATACTAATGGGAATGTTCTGAATCATCGTCGTACTATTTCCGGGATTCGCACTCATACCCACATACTGCGTAATTCCGGAAGGTAGTCCGTAAGTGTACGCATAATTTCCATTGTATAAATAATAAGTGGCATTGGTACTGAATGACCAAGATGTGATCGGAGGATTACTACTACTACCACTATTGATTGGACCTGTAGGAGAAGAGAAGTTGAAATTAAACAATTTCAATGGAGCAAAATAATTTACCATGGTGCCTGTTTCAAATGGATAATATATTTGCATTGCCATCGGATCAATCAAATCTCCATACGGACCCTTGGATTCATAGGGTTGTGAAGGAGATGTCAATGCGCTTACTGAATTTCCCGCCCACCACAATGATACTACATCATTCGCTGTCAATGTACGAGTATATACACGGAAATCATCCATAAACCCATTGAAATAACCATAGCCTTGTCCACCATATCCTACTATATTATTTATATACGATGAATTATACTCCAACCACGGTTGGTTAGCTATAGTAGCAATATTCACACCATTCAAATATAAAGTATATGTAGAACCTGTATTCAAATAACTAGAATTACCCGCACCGGTTAGTACCAAGTGATTCCAACAATTGGGAGGAATGTTCACGGTATATGCCAAGAATTCTATTTTTGGATATCCTACCACCATTCCTGACATGGAAACATCCAACCAAGAATTGGTTCCATTATAAAATACATTTACAGAACCACCAGTGGTATTGTTCAATGAAAACAAACAAGCATTGTTGGATTGTGTATTTCCTGAAGCATAAAACCAACAGGAAACACCCATTCCTAATATACCAGATTTTGACAAGGTAAATGGTGATGGTAATCCCAAATATTGTTGATTGGTAGCGTTTAGTGACAAACAACCCGTACCAAATTTGGGAGAAGGTGAAGATACCATAGAACAACCATTTACATAGGGACTCATCAAAGGATCCCATAGAGGTAATGGTATTCCCCATTTGTTTGCCAAATAACTATTAATGGATTCACGATTCGCTGTAGATAAAATCGTATTGTAAACCAATATTTCCGAAATGTTTCCTAAGAAATTGGTCACCTGATCTCCGCGGGTACCAAGATAAAATGAAGCGGAATTTTGGTCACCGAACAATGAAGTTATGTTGACATTCATATTTTGTACACTATTGGTCCATTCTTGCCACGAATATGGTTGCACCATGATTTCAAACAAAGTGGGAGTGATCTGGGTAGCCAGATTAACAGAAGAATTGTACCCATTGCTACCTGTGTTATTACCTTGACTACGTTGGGTTCCATATAGATCTATCGGATTGGGATTTCCACCATTGGAACGACTGAAAACCGCACCTCCAATACCAGTATCACTATTTACTGAACTATTAAATACTACAAATACTGACATTCCAGTCGTAAAGGTACCGATGGAAATATCCGATACCATTCCACAAGAAGTGTTACCGAAATTTACCGTGGGTTTTCCGTTCATTCCTATTGGGTCATAGGTTGAATATACAGTTTTGAAGAGTCGTGCATGGTGTCCATAACCCGATTTGTCTTTCCACTGTGTAATGTTGTTACCACTCATGATAAAATTATTGGTTCCAGTTGCATCCAACCATAGAACACAGTTTGCATTGGTTTGTAAATAGTTACTATTGTTTATTTGGGTGGTGATGGCCGAACCGGTGGAATAATTATACAAAACCCCATTTGTTGAATCCAAATCCATCGGATAGTACAGTGCCAACCCATTGGTATCAATTGTATTAAAACTCATCGTCTGGGTAATAGGAAATACTTGAATGGCCGCAATACAAAAATTGGAATTTGTCGCCGGTGGACTATTAGAAAAAGAAAAAGACAAGGTATAATTTCCTGCGGTTAATAATTCAAAGGGTAAATTTAATGTGGTACAAGACACCGATGTATTACTGTATTGCAAGGCATAATTAGATAACAAGGTTTCGTTGCCCATAGTTACCGTCAATGTTTGTAATGGATTGTAGGAATTATCCAAAGGAAATGCCACAAAGTTCAACACAAATTGGGTTGGAGTAGAAATACCCACAAAAAATGTTTGGGAAAGCACCGACGGTATGGACGATTTTTGTCCCACCATGTTGAAATATTGTGTGACTATGGAAGGTAAACTGTTGGCGTATACCGTTCTAGGGGTTTTGTCTAATGCATCACGAATGTAAAAATTCGCATTTGTCAACTTCCATCCGGCAATGGTTGGATTGTACAATGGACTTCTCATTTTACAAGTTATACCACCATTACCATTACCATAATAACTATATTCAGCATCATACGAATTAAATAATTGAGGTACATTGAACAATCCATTGTTCGTGATCAAATCAAATACGGAAATGTTGGTACTGGTCAGAGACGACCCTCGTTGATTGGGATAATAATATTGGGTAATCACACTACTAGGGTCTATGGTCATATTCACCGAAGCTTGTTGCAAAATCCCATAGTTCCATAATGCATTGATATCTGAAACACTCAATGGACGCGTATAAAAACGAATGTCTTGCAATTCACCGTTGAAACAGGTGTTTAATGCGGTATTGGTACCTAGAACATTTTGTGTATAATTAAATCCCAAGGGATATGCACCCATCTTGGTAGCAATCAACACATTGTTCAAATAGAAAGAATATTGAGCACCACAGGTGAAAAATGGCCAAGCATTTGCAATTGATGTACTGTTGGTATAGTTACCCATGGAAGTCACTACAATGGTGTAAAAATACCATTGATTGGGTAAAATAGGATACTGCAAATAAACAAATTCTATTCCTCCCGTGGCAAAGAAATCCAAATATTGATTGTTACCCAGGTAGGATTTGTAGGACAAGGAAATGGTATTGGCCGAATCAAAACAGGAAAATATAGACGCACCAGGGGGTTGTACACCTATTGGACAAAACCATCCAGACATGGAAAATCCATTACCCTTGGTGGGTGGAATTGGATTGGTATATGCAAGTATATTACTAGGAATATTTGGTAGGAAAAAACCGGACTGCAAAGATACATATTG